CTATATCGAAGTTGTTCACTTTTATCATTTTTTCGATCCCTTCCACCCCTTCATTCCATGCCAGTGTAAGCATTCTGCTGACTCCTTCATTTCTACCTAAAATTATCTTAAAGCTCATTAATGAGCTTCCATAATCATTTGTTTCTGAGCTGTCAGGAACAACGCTGGACTCAGCTTCTGATTTATCATCTCTCAAATCATCATCAGCATAGAGTTTCTCCTCTTCTTCCACGAGTTCATTATATTTGTTGTCGATGGATTCTTCCATTATTCTATTTATGTCAAAATTGAATTCTGCTCCATTGATTCTTTGTAATATTTTTACCATGTTACTTTTAACTTTTTTTCTTCTCTCTTTGATTATTTCTTTACTATCCCATACACCTGAATCTTCCATACTGATCCTCAAGAATTCTTTTCCTCTTTTACTGCATAAAAGTCTGATGATGTTTGACTTATATCCAAACTTAACTAAATGATGTGGTAAAGCCCAGTACAGCCCTCCATATTCAATCGGAGTGTTGTTGTTAGGTGTATAATTTATCAATCCCCAGTTTCTTCTTACTATCCAGTTCACTATGTGAACTGACAAAGCAGTTTCCTCAACTGTGCCTCCATTGGTTAATATATCAAAAGTTCTTCCTATCGCATTCATTATGTCGTCACCAGGGCTCATGCCATCAAGCTCAGCGCCTATTGATATAAAATATCTTGCCTTTGGTACTATCACTTCCCCTTGTCCTACTACAACTTGTAACACTTCTCCTATGGAACTGATAAATGTTTTTATAGGGCTCGGTGATTGTGAGAATGATCTCCATGAGAAGAATAGGATTGCTAAGACAAACCTCAACACCTCAGAATTTAACACTGTGTTAGACATTATTATCTCATCATCGAAGTTCCTTATGACCAATCTATAATCTCCTTTAACGTTGAACTCTTCTCCTTCGTTCGTTTTTATCATTTTTTTCATTTCCACTTTCCTCTTTCTTTCCCTTCTCTTTTTTGATTTGGTTTTCTCTTTTTCATTCTTTAATTCTTCCTTTCCTTCTTCTTCAGGAGTTAACCCTTTCTCTTCTTTTAATCTTTTGCCATAGTTGAGTGATTTTATCTCCATGCTCTCTTGGTTTTTGACAAGAGTCAAGAAATTTGTTTTTTTGTAAGGGATCCAATCTTTGATTGACAAACCTGGGTTGATCTCACCTCTAATCAACTTGGGGAAAAACCTATCATTCTTTAAATTCAACATTGTGATATGATCATCAGAGTGGGTTGAAGAAAACACCATGTCCTTAATCCCATAATCTTTTAAAATCATAATAGTAACTTGATGAATTAGTGATGACATGAGAGATGCTGTCTTATTTATAGCTCCTAGTATAAATCCATTAGTTCTCCTAAGAGATATATTGTTGTCTATAGCCTTTTCAAACATATGAGCTCCTTTCTTGAAATATTTATTAATCTCCATCTGATGCGGTATTATTCCTGTCAACACTTCGTAAGATTTTCCTGTCTTGTCCTTTTTTACCAGTGTATCACCTTCTTTGTTCAAGAGTTTGTGTAACACAGGTGGCATGAGCACTCTCCTATTTCTCAATTGATATAAACACATTTGACATAGTCTAAATTCTTCGTAGGTTATTAAATCCAACTTATAAAATGTCCATATC